GACGGCACTGTTGTTTGCCAAGGCTCTTTGCGTTTGTGTCTCCCACCAATTCCCAGACTTCGCATGACGCATACGGTCATCAGACAAGTTAGATAGAGAGATGAGAGCAGACCTACGCACACCCCCAACGACAACAATCTCAGCAACTTTACAAACAATGTCATGGCATTCGATACTCGTTAGTTTGCGTCCAGCAGCGTTCTTGAAAGTATTAACAGTAAACTCGAACAACCTAACCAAAGGATCAGCTCCGCTCGATCTACCACCAAATGTTTTAAGCCTTTCACCTTTAGCCCGTAGCTTAGAGACATCCCAAGAAGGCACTTGACCCGAATACAAAAGACTAACCAACTCACGGAAAGCTTTAGCCCAACCAATCTTACTGTCTGCAACATGGATTGTAGTTTCTGTTTCATAAAAGTCCTCACTTATGGTTGGTAACTTAGCAACAGACTGACGCTCAACAGAAAAGCCTACACCTGTGCCACACATTAATACATATAATATTTCATCAAACACTCGTGGGTTATCTACAGCTATGTAGCTACAGTTAAACCCTGCCATGTTATCACGCTTCAATGCTTCACCCGCTGTCATAAGACAACGCATGGATGGCATTACTTCTTGCTTATAGATTGCACTAAATAATTCTTTAGCAAGTTTATCGTCTATCTGTCCACGCTCTAACCAGAAGTCTATGTATCGTTGTACAGTCTCCTTCCATGTCTCTCTTCTATTATCTTCTTCCCGCCACCTAGCGTAACGGGATTTGTGTATGTATTGTTGATATGAATCCATCAGCGGTCATCTCCTGATCCTTTGAGTGTGTCGTTAATTTTTCTTTTGTATAATTTGTTTAAGTTGTTAAAGGCAATGTCGCTAAGATTGAGACCCAGACGATCAGTGAGAACAGCAAGATACCAGAATACATCACCCAACTCAGAAGCCATTTGATCTTTGAAATCATAAGGTTCACCATCTCTTAATTTCTTTTTTACTTTCCCTGCGACTTCACCAGCCTCAGAGCATAAGCCCATTGTTAAATATTCTTCAGCGACATCTTCATCAAAAATAATAGTCTCTGAACATTTGCTCTGATACCAATCAAAGCCTTCAAACATTCCTGTTATTTGTTCGTATGATGCGCCACCTAATGCGTTCTTCATCCCCAGTTCTCCCCTTCAGTTTTTTCCATTAATTCAATCATTTTGTTTAAGTACCACACCGCTTTCTTAGCGTCCTGTACTGGCTTACCCTTGTTCCATAATCTTGTGCTAGTGTATTTAATTACGTTACCGTGGCAATAAGATATGGCATCAAACTCACCTAAGACATCTACAATATAATCTATTGTTTCGATTGAGCCAGCGTTGTAATGTTCTGGACTGTTGATGGGGTCAGGCTGTTTGTTCATAGCCTTCTCTGTAGCTTTGTCCCATTCTGCTGGTGTTACATCGTTTAAGCTGCCCATAATGTTACCTCCTTAGTTTTAAAATTAAATTCACCGTCACGAAGTATCCGTGCTAGTCTTGCGTTCTCTATGGCTACCTCTTCGCCTAAACCCTGTTTGGCATAAGCTTCAACAACTGTTTCCCAAGTTGCACCATTCTCTTGAAGCAGCTTGTCTGCTGTCTTAGCTCCAACGGAAGGGCAACCCTTGTAGTTGTCAGTAGAGTCACCAACCAATGTTTGGTATAAGAACCAGTAGTCTGCCTCTTCCTCATCCACCTCTACAACCTTACCGTCTAGTAAGTGGTAAGCGGGGATGGTAAGCAAGTCTTTATCTGCTGACCAGATTACAGTGTTCTTATCTCTACTACCTAGTATTCCTAAAAGGTCATCAGCCTCTAGCCTATCCTCAATTTTACCATTGTATTTTTCGCCCAAATATTTTTTAGCAAAATTTAGAAGCATGGGTTTACGTGTGCCTTTACGATTAGCTTTATAATAAGGAGCTACATCCTTGCGGTAGAGCTTGTCGCCAGACAGGCACATGATAACTTTATCACACCCTGACTCTTCTATGATCTTACTCATAAAATCTTCCATAAGAACTATCACATCTTTCTCATGGGCGTGTAGTGTCCACACACCGTTACCCCAATCAATAGGAGTCTCAGCTACAACCGCTGCTTTGTATGCAACAATGTCACCGTCTACTAATAATGTCCTAGACTTCTTCATCTTCCTCCTCCTCAAGAACCTCAAACAGTTCTTCCTGTATGCGGAAATTATATCTTGTTACTATGATCTGTAAGATTATCTCACCTATCCACTTGACCCCAACAGCCACGCTTACAAACAGAAAGCTAAAGACTAGGATCATGTTAAGTGTTGTACCTTCCATAACTATACCCTATGTTTCTGTAGCCGTAGCTTACGTGTAATTGGATCAAAGAGTAAAAACTGTACGCCCAACTTCTTTTGAAGTGGTGTGCGTGAACTAGCGTAGCTACCTCTTGGACTGTCTTTATTCATCTTCACATCAAACAAGTAAACCTCTCCATCCTTTATGCCTATAATGTCTACAGCTCCTGTTGAACCTGCATTATAGAACACCTCAAAACCCTCATCCCACAACCATGTGATTGCATAGAACTCAGCAACATCACCTAACCTACTGGGACTAGTGAGTTTCCGCCCAACTTCTGCCGACATCGAACTCCGAGTCGAGAGGACATTTGAAGTTGTAGTGTTGTTCTGTCTTTTTAATTGCTTCTTTAGTGATCGCACCTATGTCATCCTCCAAGCCTTCCTTAACTATGATTTGAACTTCATCGTGAACAAACGCCACTATAGAAACATCTTCGGTAGTGTAGCCTTTAGCACGTATCATCTTCTCGATGGTGGCGTACCAAAACTTACATACGATAGCTCCTGCTGATTGAAGTAGTGTATTGAGAGCTGCATGGGGGTGACGTATGGGTATTATCCTACCGTCAAGACCATTAATAGACTTCTCGCCATGTTGTGTTTCTAATCGTACTTTGATTGCATCCGTTAACTTCTTTAGCGCAGGTGTCTTGGCTAGGAATCGCTTCTTAATCTGTCCGCCTTCCTTCGCTCCCTTGCCAATGATCTCTCCAATTTTTTCGTTGCCCGCTCCGTACAAGAATCCGTATATAAACGTCTTTGCTTGTGGACGAGTTTGTAACCCCGCTGCCATTTGGTTTGCTGTGTGTATGTCACCTTCTAAGATTTCCTTACCATATTTACCACCATCATACCTTGACATATAATGAGCAAGACAACGTAGCTCTAAACCACTAGCGTCTGCCCCCAACAAGGTGTAACCCTTCGGGGCGTGAAATAGTTTGCGACATTCCTCCCCAAAGGCGGCTGTTCCTGATGGCACTTGAGCGACATTTGGATCGCTATGTGTACAACGAGAAGTAACAGCCCCCATATGATTAACTCTACCATGTATTCGTCCTTTCTTTTCAAGCTTGAGCCATGCTTGTCTACCATTGCCTAGTTGTCCTAATCTTTTGTTTAGCATTAAGAACTCTGTTAACAACTTAGCTTCGGGCATATCAATTCCCGCCAAGATTTTTTCGTCAACTTTTGGCTCGCCTGATGGCGTAAACTCTTTTGGTGTCCAACCCTTCTTCATTAGCCTATCGGCAATCTGCTGTCTCGATGCAGGGTTAAATGGAATAGTTTTTGTTTTCGTCTTTAGCTCAATTATTGTTGGCTCTAAGGTGTTAACCAGTTCGGTTTCAATCTCCTGCTTTCTTGCAGAGAGTCGGGTGTAAAGTTTTTGAGCAGCTTCCACATCAAAGGGAAAGCCGATGCGCTCTTGTTGAAACAACAACTTAGCCATGTCATGTTCAAGCTTCATGGGTTCATCTGGGTAACGCTTGCGTTGTATCATTTCGTAAAGCTTCACGTTAAGACCAACATCCTGTTTACAGTATTCTAACATTTCGGGGGTGAACTCTTCCCAAGCATCTTCCTGCTCACCGTAGCTACCCTTATGGTAGTTAAGCCTTTCACCCCATGCCTTAAGTGAGTGTGAACCAATTAGTTTATTAGCAACAGTACGCTTAAGTAGGTCTTTTTCTTTTAGGTTTGACCAGATAAGTCTTGAAGCTACTAAGGTATCAAACACTTCACCTTCGTATTTAAAACCATACAGTTTCTCTAGGACTGGTATGTCAAAAGCTATCACGTTATGCCCACCAATCTCAGGTGACTCTGCTAATATAGTCAACCCTTCTTTCATTGAGCTACCGTGAAAGTCCCACACCTTACCTGTCCTTGTGTCTTGTATGACTAGACAATGTACCTTTGTTACATCCTGTAGTAATCCATCTGTTTCTATGTCAAATATAATCATTTAACCACCACCTCCAAAAATGTTTCAACCCAAACAGTAGCTCCACAAGCCATCGGTTTATCTGGTCTGCTTACAAACCTAGCCACAACGTGACCTTTCTTGTCTCTAATCTCAGCCTCAAAACCTTTTCTATTTTGTTTGTAGTCTTTAACAGTTAATGGTGGACGAAGCTCCTCATCTGGGTGCTTCTTGTTGTGTCTAACATTATGTTGATTAACGTGAATCTTAGTTTTCATAAATCCTCTCGCTGGAGTGATTAAAAAGGTACATCAGTTTCTTCTGACATACGACCTGTTGTGGTGGAGTAGTGAAGCTGTCCTGCTACACCTGTCTCACCAGACCATCTGTTCTTTAAAATACGGACGGTTGTTACATTAGAAGTCTCAGCGTCCTGCTGATTTCTTTCTAAGCCAATTACTATGTCACTTAGTTGTGCGATAGCCGCACTACCTCGTAACTGGGATAATGAAGTTAACTGCCCTTCTTCATGTCCCCTGTCACCACTAGGTCTACGTAAATGAGATACGACAATCAATCCGATATTTAATTCTTCAGTTAGTGACCGCAAGTTGGTCATCATGTTGTCTATGATTCGTCTCTCATCTCCACCTTCGATG